CCGCCTCCGTCTTCTGGGTGCCCTGCGCCGCAACGACCGGCGTGGCGTCCAACTGCGGATACGTGACCGTCAGCTTGTTCAGGGTCGCCTTGATCCCCGCGGCGTTCACGAGGTCGCGGCTGTCATCGATGATCTGGAACACCTGCGCGATGTGCTGAGGCGGCGACAGGCCCGCGATGTCCGACGTGAGGGTCGTGGCGGGTGTCCGCTCGACCCGGTCGAACGCCTGGAGGCGCTGCCGTGCCCTCTCGATTTCGTCCTCCGAAATGCCGGCACCCGAGACGGCGGCGCGGGCATGCCGGTTGTTGTGGGTCAGGACGGTGTCGAGCGCGATCTGTCCGAGCGAACGGTAGATCGGCTCGCCGTTCTCACCGATGTCCTGTACACCACGTGCCGCCATCGACGCGCGCCGGATCTCCTCCGACTTGGCGGTCGCCTTGCGGTCCGAGTCGACCTGCTCCGACCACGTGTCGATTTCCTGGTCGAAGTACGCGAGGTCGCTGCGGTACTTCGTGAGCTGTTCGTTCTGCTGCTCCGACGGGTTCTTCCCGTCGAGCTCGCGGAGAAGCTGCTCCATCTTCCCGTGCACGTCGTCCCTGGCGTCCGTGCGGATCTGGAGCGTCCTCTCGGCCTGTGACTCGTTCATCACGGCTCCTCAGATGTTGTGTTGACGGTTTGGCGGGTGCCGTCATCGGAGGTGCCGCCCTCGGGCGGGGTGTCCTGCGCGGGTTGCGCCTTCTGGTAGCGGTCTGGCAGAACAATCCCCTGGGCGCGCAACCGCTCAACACGCTCCGGGTCAATGAACGTCGGCAACAGCGCCGCGTCCAAAGTCTGTTCGGGCTCGTCGTCCTCGGTGCGCACAGCCAACACCTGCGCACCCGCGAACGCGCCCTGGCGGCAGAACGCGAACCCCAACAGGTTCGCCTTCACACGCTGCAACACGCCCGCCTGCGACCGCGTGTTCCGCACCGGAACCGCCTCCAACGACACGGACGGCAGCGCGCCGGCGTGCAACAGCTCGAGCGTCGTGTCGCCCGCGTTGGTGCGGTGGATCGCGCTCGTCAGGTGATACCCGTCCTGTTCGCTCCGCAACGTCACGCCGTGGCCGACCACGTGGGTTGGCCCTTGCATGTGCTCGTAGTTCGCGTGGACACGGTTGGCGGCGCTCAACTGGTGGTCGAAACAGCCTGGCATCCACTCCTCGTCGTACTGCTCGAAGTCCGGCGGGTCAGCCACCCGTGCCACCTCACCGAACGGGACGATCCTGACGTCGACGGTGCGGCCCTCGACTTCTACCGCTGCCACCTCGAACGCCCTGTGAAGTACGTCGGTCATGGTGTGCCACCTCCGATCAGCCGCACCGGTGGCGCGGGGTCGACCCCGTCGGCCGACTTGGTTGGGTCGTTCTCCTCGCTCAAGTCCGACAGTTCCGCGAACGTGTCGGCCGCGTCGATCGTCACGAACTGACCGCGGGGCAGCAGCCGCTCCGACAGCGCGTTCGCGATCCTCGTCGCCGTGTTCCGCAGCTCGAACCGCCACCACATCTCCCCGAGCGCGCCTGGGTTCTGGTAGGTCAGCCCGCCCTGCAAAGCCATGTTCAGCAGCACCGACGGAACCCCGTACGCGGTCGCCAACGCCCTCGCGTCAAACTCCTGCGTCTCGAGCAGCGCCAGGTCAGCCGGGTTGATCGACAGTGTTTTCGGCTCAATCTCCGGTGGCACGACCGGCGGCTTCCCCTGCCGTTCCGCGGTCCTGGTGGCCCACGCGTCCGACACCGACTCGGCCTGCTCCTTCGTGATCTTCCGGGTCATCTGCAAGTAGAACATCGGGACGCCGCCCTTCTGCACCGACATCGACTGGTTGCCGGCGGCAAGCAACCCGTACGCGATCTGCCAGTACGCCGCGATAGCGGAGCACCCGTGCGCCGCCGTTGTCGGGTTCCGGTCGATGTGAACGACCCGTTCCGGATCCAGCAGCCGCTCCCCAAGCTTGTAGACACGCCGGCCCTGCGCGTTGATCGTCGGCACACACGCGCCGGCCGGGATCACCGTGAACGTCCTGGCCCACCCGTCGTTGTAGTCGCTTGTCACGTACGCGAGCGTGTAGCCCCACCCGTACAACTGGTCGACCATGCAGTAGATCGCGTCGCTGATCCCGTTCGGGAACATCACCTGGTCAGGTGCCGTCACCCACAACGGCCGGTCAACCCCAGGCCCGCCGTGCCACTGAACAGGCATCGTCGACACCTGGTTCGCGTTCATGTGCTGACAACGGTTCGCAACCCAAACCCGTTGCGCCAGGTCCGGTGTGCCGACAGGCGCCGACTGATCCCACGACGCGTACACCGCCGGCAAGATGCTGTTCCAGATCGACATGCTGGTGCCCTCGAGCGGTTCCGGCGGGTCAATGATCGTGACCCGCTCGACCGGCTGCCCCGGCCAGTTCGACATGGCCCTGCGGATCAGGCCCACCCGAACACCACCGCGCACAAGCAACCCAACCCGAAACCGATGACCAACCAGGCGATCGGCGGAGCGCTCATCAGTAGATCGCCACCTCCCCAACCCCGTTCTCAACCGCAGACCACAACGCCAACGTCCCAGCCACCAACGGGCTGATGTTCACCGACGACTTCGACCGCGACCACGCCCACCGGTCAACCAGCGGCCGGGCTCGAGCCCCACGGATCGCCGCCGTCAGCTCCTCCTGGTTCAGATGCGTCAAGGTGCCCTCCTGCACGTCGTTCACGAACGCCACACACGCCTGCCCGTACTCGTTCGCGTCCAGCCGTCGCACATCCACCGACTGCTCCTCAACCTTCCGGGCAATAGCAGCCGACGGCCCGTAACCGTCACACACGATCTCGGCCACCTCATGGCGTTCCGCCAAACGCGCGATCTTGTCGGGCACCCACCCCGTCCCGGCGCCAGCCGACACAACCTCCACATGCCACTTCCCTTCCGCGTTCAGCCCCGCCGCCACGATCGCGGACATCCGGTCCGGCGACACGTCGAACGCCACGCACACCGGGTCAAGCAGCACGGACGACGGGTCAGCCAAACCAACCCAATCATCCACCTGGATCAGCGCGTCCGAGCTCAGATCGGTCGGCGGATAGTCACCCGCGCCCAACAGCTCCACCGCGAACCCGCGGTGGCTCATCGCCCTGCGCTCCCACTCCATGTGCTCGACCGTCACGCGGCCACGGACGATCGCGAAGTTCACCCGCTGCCACAACTCGGTGTCGGCCATCATCTCGTCCGACACGTCGTCCGGGTGGTCGCAATCCACCGACCACTCGAAATACGCCAACGACTCGTCCTCCCCCGCCAACCCGCGCTCACGAACCCGTGTCCACACCACCCCGTTGTCCTGCGACTCCTGATCGACAGCCGAACCCGTGTACCACAGTTGCGGGCCACGGCTTGTCTTCGACGCACGGATGATCGGCATCGCGGACGAGTGCGCCGCCTCGCTGATGATCATCGCCTCATCCAACACCAGAAGGTCGACGCCGGCGAAACCGCGCATCCCCGACTTCGTCCTGGTCTTGAACTCGATCCTCGAGCCGTCCTGCAGCTCGATCGACTCCTCGCCGTGAGAATACCGGTACCCGACAATCCGCCCCGACGGGTTCCGCTTCACCCTCGAATGCAACTCCGGGCACCCACGAACCACTTCCTCGAGCCGGTTGAAATGCTCCGCGCTGGTCTTGAACTCATGGGCCGTATGGATCACCAGCCGCTCACCCAACTCGAACAAACCGAACAGCTCACGGGCCAACAGAATCTCGCCCTTGCCGTTCTGCCGCGGCACATTCACACCCACCTCGCGCGTCTGCCAACGGCCATCATCCCGAACCCCCAGCGCCCCCTCCAACACCAGCTCCTGCTCCGGGTCCAACCCCATCCCCACCCGCCGCGCAAACCCCACCGCCAACGAACCCAGGCTCGAAACCGCCGCCGGAACCCACTCCACACGCGGCCGAACCACATCCGTCACCACTCCCGCGAAACCACCCTCCGGCCCCGCGAACCAGCCACAATGTTGCACCGCCTATGCGCCGGACCTAGATAGCCACGACGGTCATCGCTGTGATCCAAATGCCACGGCTCGTCAGGCCGAATCAACTCGCCGCAACGCGAGCACCGACACACACCCCCGGCAACCACAGAGCGCCAACGAGTCCGAAGCGCCTGGTGATCCCCGCCATACCCGCGACTCGAGGTGGAACGCCGGGAACGACGGGGAAACGCCCTTAGGGAGAGATTTCTGACTTCGGGGTCTTTCTCT